CGACTGCTCAACAACGGCCAGAAACCTAAGCCGTCCGGGAAGGTCGTACCGCATGTCGATAACTCCATCATCACTTTCGTCGATCTCGAGTAAGAGCTTCGAGATTAACGCCCACGTATCGCTGGTAGGCCATATTGTTTGCGCCACACCTAGCATTTCATAAGCGTCGGCCATCATACTCACGAACCTAGCCATCGACCTAGCCTTCGACTGCTTGCTCCATCTTTCAGGGAACACCAGCCTAGTGACCAGTTCCCGTACGGGTCTATGCATCCGTCCGGAAATCCAGTAATGCCCCAAGAAATGCACAGGTTCGGCATCTCTCTCTGGCGAATAGCCCGTCACTGAGCTCTTCGCTGCGTTGACCGTAACTCCCAGAGGCGCTGCTGCCGAAGCAAGCATTTGCATGGTCATCTTATGGTCATCCGCAATGATCACATCATCTCCTAAGATCCACAGTTGATCTGCGGTAGGAGCACGACCCGTAATGCGAATCCACGTATACATTACCACGAGGAGGTTGCACATTGAGTCGACGAGCGACGTAAAGGATGATCCTGATGGAACACCACCATGCACTCTGTACATGTCGCCGTCCGGAGTAACCAACCGAGTGTGAATGAAGTCATCCACGATCCTACTCAGCAGTCCCTCGTCGTCATCGTTCATTTCCAGGTGTGTCTCCAAAATGCTGAAGGCATCCCGAATTAGCGAATTGGACAGTGAAGCATCGAACCCAGAGAAGTCCAGGGAGTAAACGTATCGATACTTCGATTGCAAGGAACTTATCCTCGCCGCCTTCTCAACGGAAGAATATCCGTACGCGAATGGGAGCCTTCTCGCCAGTCCTTTATGCACTGGAGCCGAGAAACGCGTAGAGAGAAGAGTCGTAGCAAGTGGAGCCATCCATACGAGTCGAGTCTTTGGACCAGAAGGCCCAAACTGAACCCTACGACCAGCCACAAAGGGATCGAAGCTGGTAATCCCGCGATGGATACGATCGGCCCGTTCAAGTGCCGCCACGACGCAATCTTCATTGCGAGCGAAGAAAGGAGCACCAGAGAAGTGACCCATATGAACATGCGAAGCCACCACTTCGTCCAACTCGAGAGGCTTTCGCCTTCTCTCGCCACCGCCTGCCATACGACGCGTTGCGTTATAGGCTTGCTGGTAAGAACTCTGTGAGTAGCCCCAACCTCGTTCATTGAGATCGTGAGGTCCTGGATTGGAAAATGGGCCTCTTTCTCGATCAGGGTCAGAAGCATGAGCCTGACCTGGTAGTCCCGTACCTCTTCCAGAGGTTTCAGAGCCTCGGACAGCCCTAGCTGCTCTGTTTCTGTCAGCTCTTCGGTTTCCGCACCGACAAAGCCATCCAGAGGAAGTGGTCTGAGAGATCGTTCCCGTAGATCGATCGTTTCGGGATCCTCGAAGGGATTCAGGAATGGGTTCCCCAGTGTGGACGGGGCAACCGAACTTCGCGATTCCTTCTGCCACCCATTCAGTCGACGTGACACTTCGGTTCTCCTTTAACGGATCGAGGTCTGGGAAATGCGGCCGCAGTTTCTTCCACAGATACCAATCTGTGACAGGAACTGCAACCCTGGTTCCGAGTCTCTGGAGTGTCCGGCGTGCTTCTGCCGAACAGCGGTAGGTGCCGAGATGATCGACTCCTGCACGCGGTAGGTTCATGCCTATCCTCCCTTACTTGAACTGGGTCACAAAGATGACGAGTACCGTGTGTGACCAACACATGGAGGGTACCTATGCAACATGCTCCACGCATGACAATGTGGTCTGCAACACCACTTCGGTATCT